CGTTCACGTGTAGCCCCAAGACGAGTTTGTCGCGTCGTAAGGTTCCATTGTGTTCTGCTAGGAGCCCCAACCTGTTGCATTCGCTTGGTGATAATATCACTGAGGATTGTCAACCACCTTAGGTACAATTTCTCAACCCTGGAAAGGGAAGAGAGGGCCGCCTAAGGGGTCTAGCTAATGGTGGTGAAGCCACCCGGGTGAGGAACTGGAGGAGGAAGGCTTATAAACCTCGATAGGGATGCTCTCCCTTAACTCTGGCAGTTCCGTACCGGCCACGACCCTACCTATTCACAGTACCAACTACGTATCCCAACATAAACTTAATTATGCGGAAAACTTCATCGGCAGGAATGGTAAGTAGCAACACACGTTGGATCTTTCGGCGAGAGCTGAAAGTCTTCATGATGTTGCCAGTCTGGCTGATAGGACTACGCAAGTTATGGGGAACATGTTACCTACCCTTGGCACAACGTATCATTCGTCTCTGGAATACTAACGGTCCGCTTTGGCTGACCCAGTATTTGTCAGAGATGTCACGAATCATTGTGCTGTGGGTAAACAATTCACCGTATGTCCGCCCTACAAAGGGCATTCGGGTTCGGTTGACACGCTCAGGTCTTCCCGTTCTTTTACCTTCTGAGCTGCGGAAGATTTTCCACCTCTTACGAGGGGTTGATCATGCCTATGCTCTTAACGTAATCCGGGTTACTCTGACCGTACTTTCGGTCTATCGTGTCATTGGCTGCGCCCCACATCTCCGTATTGAGACTATTACTAGTCCTTTTACGGGATCAGGTGCCACACTTCTCTTTTGGGAAGTGAGTCAGGCCGTTGGCATGTTACCAAAATTGATGGTATATGGGAAGGTAGCTTGGACATATATGTCCGAGTCTGCCGGTCCCAACTTCAAGAAATCAACCTGGTCGTCAGGACTTGACGCGCTTTCATACGTCCGTGACCCACATACATGGTATCACTGGTTTATGATTGCGTGGTCTCAAGGTGCCTGGGATCTGATCGCTTGGAATCTTTTCACCATTCTGGTTACTCTACCAGCCGTACCATTGTTACTGATGGTAGGAAAATATCCTAAATATCTTGGGCGTCTAGCGGCGCTTATTGAGGCGAGAGGGAAGGTTCGAGTTGTTGCGATTACCGATTGGTGGACTCAGGTTCTCCTGAAGCCCCTCCATGACGAAATCTTTAACATTCTTCGTACCATTCCTCAGGACGGGACCTTCGATCAGTTGGCCCCAGTCCATCTCCTCTTAGCGTATGTTAGAGCCTCTGGTACTAAAGTATTCTCCTATGATCTGAGTGCAGCGACGGATAGACTTCCTGTTGCCTTTCAGGTACAAGTTCTTACCTCCTTCGGGATTAGTTGGGCCCATCACTGGGCTCTCCTTCTAACAGGTAGACCTTGGTATCTTAAGGATCAACCTCTCCATTATGCTGTAGGACAGCCCATAGGTGCATTGTCATCGTGGGCTATGTTGGCTCTCTCGCACCATATTTTGGTGCAGATTGCCGCCCGCCGTTCCGGTTTCTCGGGGTGGTTTCCACATTATGCAATTCTCGGTGATGATATCATTATCGCGGATGCCTCTGTTGCTGGAGCCTACCTGAGTCTCATGGAGTCCTTGGGTGTACCAATTAACCTCTCGAAGTCTTTCGAGATGCCAACTGGTGGACTCGAGTTCGCTAAAAGATGGGTTACCCCGTTTATGGGTGATATTTCACCTATAGCGCCGAAACTCATTCTTGCAGCACTGCGGAATCCTCGTATGATGTCGACGCTGATCCAGGATGCCCTGAATCGTGACTTCGTCTTTCCTACACGCGTTGTTTCAGAATTGGCTCGTTTTCTTTCCATGATCCGTCCTCGTAAATGGATGGACCGTGAATTGAAACCGATCCTTTCCTCAGTCTTTGGTCCGATAAGTGGATTCTGGAAAACTGCCAGTGGGCCTTTATACAAGGCTGTCTGGATCAAGTTATTCCCCCACTTAGTGGCGAATAAGATGGACGAGTTAATCGATATTCTATATCGATTGCTCGCCGACTCTCAAGACTCTCCTCTGTCGGAAGAAGAATCTCTGAGTCAACTTGTAACAAATTTCTGGTTACAAGTTTCAAAGGTTCGGACAGACTTTGGAGGGCTCTTCTGGGTGCCCTTGTTGATCTTGTCTCCAGCATTTTGGGTTTATTATACCCTTGCCTGCCAGGCTGGCGATCGTCTACTCGAGTACCAACAGAAGCGATTCGATTATGAATCGTCTCTGTGGGGACGCGAGTGGATGATACTTGAAGGACTAGCTCATATTGTGCGGGGTGCAAGCCTTGCGCGTATGATCAAGTCTGCCTTCGATCCTGGTCTCCTTGAGTGGGACCGGAAGGTAGCGGAGGACGATCTTCGTATCCACAAACGTCTGTTTGTAGAATGGAAGGATCGGGTTAAAACGATCCAGATGATAAAGAAATCATCTGCATTGTTTGCCGGATCTCGTCGACCGATCGTGATCAAACGAACACGTTTTGTGGTTACACCAACCCACCTTGCTCTAGTTCCTTTAGGATTTTGGGGAGTCTCGCGTCGTCAAAAGATTACGCTTCGACCAACCGAAATCCCATCAGCCGGGCGACCGATTGGGGGTTAACCCAATCGCCAAGGAAAATGTGG